ATCAGGAATACATTGACTATGTCAAGTATTTGACCACTTACTTACACGCGAGGAGCTTGAACCAGGTTTTGCCTGGTGCCGTCAAGCGTCGCGGGAAGGATTGCTCCGACCCACTCCCCTTTTCGGGACCACTACGCCGTTATCTACGCAATCGGTTAGTGTCGCTGTCTCGAAAAAATCAGCACTTATTCTGGAGCTTGGCTCAGAGTAAACGTTGTGCTGCGGCGGTTCCTGAGGATACGATTGGAAAATCGTTAGAGAAGCATCGTAAAGCGATGGCTCTTGAGGCTACGGCCCCTTCCGAAGGATTTGTGAGCGCTATGGAAAAGCGCGTTGACTCAATTCTAGAGCACTTAGAATTTGAGAATGTTGGGAAAATGCATGAATTTAGTACCTCTGCCTGTTGGGAAAACGGCAGTTCTGGTGGTGGCGCAAAAAGCTACCTCATGCATGAATTCGTGAAAACAGGTGAAACATCAAGTGATGAGCTCATGACTATGGGCTATCATCCTCGCGCCGGGGTCTCTGAGAGACGCGGTTACTGCTTATCTGATGCAGATTTAGCGAGGGCGGATCTTGAAGGTTTCGATATCTGTCGAGCGAAGGTGCATCCAATCTGTGAACCTCTTAAAGTGAGAAATATCACTAAGGGGAACGCGTTGCCATACGCGTTGTCTAAAGGACTTCAGTTGGATGTTCACGGGTTTTTGCGGAAAATACCGCAATTCGCCTTAATTGGCGAACCACTCAAGGACCATATAAAATGGTTAGTGGACCGTGAAGTAGATGGCACATTTGCCAGTGGCGATTTTTCAGCCGCGACGGATAACGTCAAAATTCAGCTAACAAAATGCTGTTTCGAACGTATTATCAAACGTCTCTACCACTTTAGTGATCTCAGTACGAAGGACATGGAAGTCTTTCGGAAGGTGCTTTATGAGCACGAGATTCACTACCCAACAGGGTATGGTGAGCAACTTGAGCCAGTGATCCAAAAGAATGGACAACTGATGGGCTCGGTTCTCAGCTTCTTCATATTATGTTTAATCAACCTCTGCACCTATTGGGAAGCAGTGTGTCCGGAGATCGAGGATTTCCGTGATCTTAACGTTTTAGTTAATGGTGATGACATTTTATTCCGCTGTTCAAAGCAGAAATATGAGAAGTGGTTAGCAATGCTACCGGAGTCTGGTTTAACACCCAGCCCGGGGAAGAATTTCTTCCACCCCAAATATTGTACCGTCAACAGTGAATTGTTTCATGTTGAGGGTCCAGTTGTTACCCGCATACCGTTCTATAATGTCGGTATGCTTCTCGGACAATCGAAGGTCGCAAGACTTTCCGATGTCCAAGATAAACCAATCCAATACCTACTTCCAGAAATACTGGAGGGTAGTACTAACAAGATCAATACATTAAAAAGATACTTGTACTACAACAGTGATGCACTTAAAAAGTGTGCTGTTATGGATGACGGGCGCGTGTTGAATTATTTTATTCCACGCGAACTCGGCGGTTTAGGACTTCAATGCCCTGGTGTCACTCTCGTTAGTGAACGGCAGATGAAGAAGATGACTCCGAAAGAGAAGTCGACACACGAATATATTGTCATGATAGACAATACCCAGAGTCGGGTTGCGAAGCACGCATTCGACTTCTGGACAACACCACATGTCCGGAAATTGTTCCGACCTGCTGGTGAGGCGATGGACGAAGAGGCTGAAAACAACTTTAAAGATGTTAAAAACCCGTTCTACCGCATTCGTGTTCACAATAATTGTCCGAGGCCACCTGGCTGTTCGGAAATTACCCCACCTGTACGACCACCTAATTGGTGTGTCTCCGCTTACGGCAAGGCCGAAGAAGAAGCGCTTACGTACAGACAGCATAAGCTGAAATTGTGGAGGCGGGCTCATGATCACTGGAAAGAGAACCAGCTTGATCAGCTCGCGACGATTGGATTAGTAGAGTATCGTTATACGTGCTCACCTGATGCATATAATGCTGTCAGAATCCATAACGGTTACGATTCGCAGGCTTACAATACGGAACGCCGTAGTAAGTTTGCTAGCCTTGGTAGCGAAATTCGCGCCTATGGCAAGTGTGTTGACGAGTTTGTCTCGAACATGCGGGAGTATGTTACTTGTAATTAAACAGTAATACTCTTGGATCCGCGTCCGGAATGACGTTAAACTAGCCAATTACAATGTGATTTTAAAGGTGAACCTAGCCATGTGCGGGGACGTATTTAAAAAGTGGGTTTCGAATGAACCACCACCTGAGGCTCGATCTGAGTCCTAAATCACAATTGGGTTACAACAAGTAATCTGCCCAAAGTCGTTGCTATGAAGTGTTTTCGAAATACGAAAAGTTTAAACTTTCACTTATGTAGCTATAAAAATGTCGACGCTAAGTATATTTCTATGTATGGACAATCACTTAATTGTGTTGTTATACCTCACCTGAGACAGGTGCCATACAGATATACGGAAGGCCAACAGACTGCACGGGCAGTCACAGTGACATCACATAGTTCAGCTTGCTCTTCAGAGAAGCTGCACTAGGCCGGGGTCGATCCCCCGGGAAACACGTATACTTTAGAGTTAACACTGCGCTTGAAATACAGCGTAGGTTAGTTGCTCGAAGAGAAGACGTTGGTTTGTACGCCAGATCTAAAGCGTATTGTCACGTCACCAGAATGGTGACCACAATCCACGGGAGAAGACCCAGTCCTCGCGTGAAGGTGTTTTGTTGTAATGAACAGTCGGTTCAATGAACGGAATGGATCCAATGAATCGTTCAAAAGGAAAGGCAAGTCCTAAAACTTCCACAACAGTCGTCGTTGCTTCATCGCAACGAACTCGACAAGCACCCAAAAAGAAAAGTAAGGGTCCGAGACAGCAAAAGCGTGTCTCGAAAGGCGGTCGCACCAATGCGGCCTCTCCTAATAATCCCTTGAATCACCCTGTGACTCAAGATTATTATAAATCGCTAGTTGACCCGTTTGAGTTTACGGGACCCCGTTTAGGTTGGGGTTGCATGGTTCCTTCCACAGTGAACACCATGTATCTTCGTACCACAGCTACGGCTAACGCCGATGGAACCCTTGCGGTCATCGCGTTTCCTAATCCAGGCGCATTGGGTTATACGTATGCTAGTGGAGCAACTACTGCCGGTATCACTGCTGTGCTTACCGCGACGGATGCTGCGACAGTTGAGAGTAATTACTCATCTGGTCGTACGATCTCGTTAGGAATTCGTGCATTTCCTCTCATTGCTGCGACGGATAAAAATCCGATCACTTACTTTGGAGCTCTTACTGAAGCTAGTACTACTCTACTTCAGACTTTCACACCCACTGATTTTCTCAGTTTCCCAACAACTAAGGTTGCTTTGGGAGCCGGTGGTGCCTCGTGCACAGGTCGACCTATCGACCCTGAGAGCTTCATCT